CTTGCTCATGCATTGTGGCATCTTGACCAAATACATCAACGCTGGGCAGTCTGATGATCAATCCTGGCGTGCTGATGCGTCGTGCAGTGCGTTGGATCTGTGATGAACATGACATTGTTCCTGAACAGTATCAGACGCTGACCACTGATCAACAGCTCAAATTACAAGACCTGGCCATTGCTGTGGCTGACGACATGCGATATAATCAACTGCGATACTTCAGACCGTTTGAACATCAGCGCAAATTTTTCGCAACAGCCACAGATCGAAGAGGCATCCTTGCTGCCAACCGTATCGGCAAAACGGTCAGCACCTGCTATGAAACTGCTATGCATCTCACAGGACGGTATCCTTCATGGTGGCAAGGTCGTCGATACGACAAGGCCATCACTGCCATGGTTGCTGGTGAAGGATGGAGCCAGGTTGCCTTGGTTCTGCAACAAGAATTATTGGGATCTCCAGATGTTAAATTGCTTGATAGTATCGGCACGGGTGCTGTTCCTCGTGAGTGTATTGTTTTTGATACAATGCGTAATGATGGGGCAAATTGTATTGGTTGTGAAATCACTCATGTTAGTGGTGGCAAGTCTTATCTGTTGTTTGCTAATTACACGCAAGAGGTTAGACAACTGCAGGGTTTCAAATTAGATTTGGCGGTATTTGATGAGCAACCACCTGATGACTTTTTTAGTGAAATTGTTACGCGAACGGCTACCACACAGGGCATGGTCCTTTGTTCTTTTACTCCTCTCAAGGGACTTAACGGATTGGTCTCGAAATTTTGGAATCGTGAAGCGGGCTATGATTACATTCGTGTGGCCTGGTCAGATGTACCTGAATACGACCCCTGGGGTGAGCCGTTTCTCTTACAGAGCACGCGGCAACAGCTCGAGCGTGACTACCTACCACACGAGCGCGAGGCCAGGATTCAAGGACGCCCTATCATGGGCAAAGGAGCTGTGTTTCAACTTCGCTCATGGCCAACTTATCGTCCGGGCGAATTCGACTTCCGCACTATGCCTAATATCACGAGGATCATCGCACTGGATCTGGGACTTGTAAATGACCGAACAGTTATCACCCTGGCCTATTGGGAACCTTATGAAAACATCTTCTGGCTCCACAAACAAATTGTGGTGCAAGGCATTGAAGAAGCCGTGCCCTCACAGTACATCCAGCACTTGCTCAGACCAGAAGTGTTTGGCACACCGATTGTGCTACCTCCTGACGCCTCAACACCCGGCCGGTATACCATGAGCTCCAACTCTGTTCGACAGTTGTTTGAACAGTATGAACTCAATGTCATAGACCGTGCCATTATGAATCCGCCCGATTCTGAAGGTCGCGTCACCAACCACAAAAGCTTTGGTATCAATGTCATGCGCCAAATGCTGGAGTTTGGTACATTCTACATCAATGAAAACTGTGTGGAATTCTTGACCGAAGCACAGAACTACCATGTGGATGAAAAGGGTCGTTTCTCAGATCCTGATGACTGCATAGACTCAGCACGCTATGCACTGTTGGCCTGTCTGAATGGTTGGGCTGAACCCTGGGACAACCGCAGCCCACAACAACGCATGGCTGCACAGCGTGAACGCTATGTGCGTAGAGATGAAACACACTTGCCGGCCTGGAAGAAAAGCTACAACCCTGATGTATGACTAAATATGTGTGAAAGGATACTCTATGTTAAACAATTTGTTCAATTCCGTATTTGGTGCTGCCAGCAATGCTCCACAGGCCATGGCCAATACCAATGGTAATTTCTTCTCGCAGCAGGCAATGAATCAAGCACAGGCTGCCCAACAGCAGCAGATAATGTATAATCAGCAACTGCAAATGGCCTATGGCCTTGCACGCCAACGGCATGAATGGATGGTCAATGGTGTTACCATGACCTTTGATGAGTTTCTGGACGCTGTTTGTCCCGACGCCGATGATCCACATCGCACATTTTTAACTCTCAAATACAAAGGTATAAAATGAAACATCTAAGAATTGAAGTCATAGGACAACGCATAATTTCCAGGCCCTACTACAATGTTCAGATGCAAGGCACGCTGATTCATGAATATGAGAATCACCCAGATTCTGAACCCATATTACGAGTTGAAATAGACAAAGAAAGTTGGGATGCGATGTTTGATCTTTACGAAGCACACATGCGTGGATTTCAGAATCCCACTGTGCAAGATGCCTGGGATCAATATGTAATGACCTTGCACTTGTGCGGCGAACAGAACCACGCAGGACACAAAACAATTCGAAATTACAAATTATGAAAACCATAGAAACTGCTGAATATCTTGTACTGCTGGGCGATGGCGCCACTGTGCTGTGCGAACGACACGCTCGTGCTCTTGCTTCGGCGTTTGCTGCTGCCAGCCAGCCCTTGGAAATCTACCCAATTGGAGCAGAAGATGAAGAAGGCATGGCCACAGAGGACATGAATTGCCAAGCCTGTCACATGGCCTGGACACAGGAAATGACCTTACAATAACTCACTTTGTGCCCTACCGCTAAATAACATATCTAATTAGGACACGCCACAATGCTGGATATCAAACAAATCCCAGTTGATCAGATCAATCAGAATCGCCGGATCAACGCCAACTTCGTAAGAATGAAGAATCAAATGGATGTCAAAATGGCAAGCTATCTACGCTATTTGGGCACAAAAAATGCTGTCAATCGTGCCAGTGATTATCATTATCTTTGTCTTGCTGTCACTGATTCAACTGCTCCGGTCAACGGCATTGATTATATCCATCCTTCCGTGAAGCCAGTGGTGGATTATGCCACTGCTGTGATTACCAAGGGCCTGGCTCCCAACGGCGAAATCAACTTTGAATTTGTGCCAGAAGATGAGTCTGACACAGAAGCCGCACATCAAGCCACAGAAATGGTCAGTCATGTCATTAACGAAATGAATGATCCGCACTTTATCTTAGAACGCTGGGTTATGGATGCCAACATGCACAAAAACGGCATGATGATGATCAAGCCCATTCGTGAAGCTGTCACACGCTATATAGAAACCGCAGGCACAGCGGATCAACTGCGTGCATTTGAACAACAAGCAGCTGATTCAGGTCTCACGGCCCTGCGTCAGACTCGCAGACGCACAGGCATTGACATGGAAGCTGTCATGGCCGAAATACAAAGCAGTTTGCCTGAACAGCAAGACCAGAACATGCGTGATCGACTGGATGCACACATTGCTGGCCTGGAATCGGCAGCAGAAGAATTTGATCTTGCAGCGCCAGCGCAGGCCATGATAGATCAAGACGCTGCAGAATTGGCCTCTGAAGAAGCCTTGCTTGCCGACGCTGTGAGCCGCAACACAATCTACACAGCTCGTTACAAATTAACTGGCTACAACATTCGCATCAAATTCCACCCCATTGCACAGCATTACTGGATCTGTGATCCCACTGTGCCTGAAATGCGTGACCAACCTTTCTGTGGTTATTATGATCCCATGACCATTCAAGAAGCTTTGGAACTGTATCCAGATATCAACCTGGCGGAGTTTGAACGACACGCCGAATACAACATGAACGGTGCATACCAAGCAGGTTCAGTGTTGAACAACCTTGCTATCCACGCTCGTGATTCGGTGCCTGTGATGGGTATTCCTGTAAGCAGTGCAGCGTCAGCTGATCCAGACTCACGCCAGGTATCGATTGTCACAGTATGGAACAAGTATGACATTGATGGTGATGGTGAATTGGAGCTGATTGAATTGATCTATTCAGGCACTTATATCATCTCTGCACGCGAAGTAGAATTCATTCCTGTGGCCAACATGTGTCCCAAGCCACTACCTGGTAACTTCTATGGCATGAGCATTGCTGAATCAGTGATCCCCATGCAAGAATACAACACATCAGCAGCTCGTGCTGAAATACAGCTGGGTCTCCTGACAGCAACACCGCGCATAGGTGTCAAACCTGATCGTGTAGACTTTGAAATGATGCAGGATGGCGAAGCAGCCATATTCATTCTGGATTCAAAATTTGATCCACAAAAAGACAT